AGCCCTGACCGAGGCGTTGAAATCGGCGAACGCACGGTTCAGCAACGGCAATAACGGCCAGCAGGCGCTGGTGTAGGAGGGTTCATGGACTTCAAGGCAGTGACGACAGGCACCGAGGACAACCGATTGCGGGCAGCGGCCGAACGCATCATTCAGGAGATGATCGCTGCTGTGGAGGCGGACAAGAACGGCTACCTGTCCACTCCGTCCGTTCAGGATGTGGAGCGCGCCGCCCATGACCTGGTATTGGAACTCATGGGGATCATCGGCGTGGACGTCTGTTTCAGTCTGACGGGCGCAAGGCCAGAACAGCCTCGAGCGGGCCTTTCACCCGCTCGAGGTGATGAAGAGGTCTCATCCACCCTGCAGAGAGGAGGTGTGCCATGCACCCGCCGGCCAAAGACCGGCACGCCGGGGAGACATCCCGGCCGGAGCGCCTCGAGCCGAATACAGGGGCACCAGCCAAAACCGCCCGGTGGCACGGGCACTACATGGAGTAATAGAATGGACCAACTCATTGTTGTCGCAGGTGATTGTGGTGTATACGTCGGGATGGCAGAGGGCGGCGCGGCCACTCTCGGTGCCGACGGTCGTGTGACATTGAGACGTGCGCGCCATCTGCGGCGCTACTATGTAGCCGGGCGGACCGGCGACGGATCCGCCGGCGATCTGGCCGTGCGGGGTCTGGACCCATCAAGCCCATCCATTGCCGATGTGGTGCCGGGTACTACCGTATTGCTTGGCGTTCGCCGGGCGTTCGATGTGGAAGAAACCGTTCAGGCTTCTTTCGGGGTACTGTCATGAGCGGCTCCGGCGACGGCTACGGCTCCGGCGACGGCTACGGCTGGTGATCATTAAAAGAACATGAAAACGCACAACACATTAAAAGAACTTTATAGACGAGACGAGACCATATGGGACATGTTTACCCGTACCGGGTGGAGTATGCAAGATATAGCAAATATCTTTAAGATATCAAAGACACGCGTCTACGAGATATTGACACTATGCGAGAAGCGGAAAGGTGAGGAGTTACGTGTTTATGAAGATATACATGAGTAGAGCAAATGTGGATACAAGATATATAACCTATGGTTTTAGAGATGACAAGAGACCATAAAAGTTGTATGGCTTTGTGTAAAGCATCATGTTGAAGATCACAAATAAGCCCTCTACGGGGATTATATGAGAAAGAACGAGTGCCAACACATAACTGAAGACGTCACACCTGCACCCATGATTGCCGGTGAGAAGATAAGGGGCTCCGCTAGACAATGCACAGAGTGTGGTAAAGTGTTTTATAAGAAGTATGCAAAAGATAAGTCCACTACATAAGATGATCCTATGGAGACACTTAAAAGATCCGGAAGAAGTTGAAGGAGTCATAATTGATGTTATTGAAAAGGTAAACGAATTAGTGGATGCGTATAACAGTGAACATAAAGGCGGCGCCAAAACCTAAAAAATTGATATCTATACCTCAGCTCAAGAAGAAGGTACAGAATGCTGTGAATAAGTATGTACGCGAGAGAGATAAAGACCTCCCGTGTATATCCTGTGGAAAATGGGCGGATACATGGCATGCGGGTCACTATTGGCCACAAGGGTCAAATGGTGGATTGCGATATAATTTAGACAATCTCCATAAACAATGTGTTTCATGCAATTTATTCAAGCATGGCAACCAAGGAGAATATAGATTCGGACTCATTGCAAAGATAGGAGAGAAAAGAGTAAGGTGGCTAGAAGACCACCGGCACGAGCTAAAAAAATGGAAGCGAGATGAACTAGAAGAAATTATAAACTCGACAAGTGAGCCCTTATAGTATACTGTAGTGACTATATCCTAATATGAGTACCGTTTACACTGGCCTGTCAGAATTAGACAAACTACAAACAAAGATAATGCGATATGTCGACTGGTGGGTACACGAAAAAAAAACAAAGATACCCCGCAAAGCAATTATTGACAACATGACAAAACAAGGAATTAAAGAACAAACCACCATTAAGGCAATTCAAGTACTCCTGAGAAAAGGTTATATCCGTAGAGCAATAGTAATTAGTAATAAGAGTTACTTTGTTCAGTTAAGATCTATATAATATACCTATGGCAGAACAAGCTTTAACATTAAAGCAACGTAAATGGTTAAAACTATATTTGGAGCTTGGCAATGCTACGGAAGCAGCTATGCAAAGTTACGATTGTAAGGATAGAAATAGCGCAAAGCAGATAGGATATGAAAACTTGGCTAAACTTGACTATTCTGATTTAATGGAAGAAGCAGGAATAACCGATAAGTTATTACAAGATAAGATTATTGAGGGACTGGATGCAAATAGATCAATATCAGCAGTTAGAGGAACACCAGCGAACGGAGGAACAATGGATTTTATTGATATTCCTGATTTTATGGCACGCCATAAATACCTAGAAACAGCTCTTAAATTAAAGAGGAGACTAAAGGAGCGTATGGATGTAACAACTAACGATAAAGACTTACCTTCACCAATATACGATGGGAAATCAGCGAAATAGTATCGTCGATACCACAGCAACACGAAAAATATTCGAATTAAAGAAACGTATACGCGCTGTTGCTGGTGGTACTGCTGCTTCAAAAACCATCTCTATTCTCATTTGGCTCATAGATTACTGTCAGTCTAAGGTAAACCAAAACAAACTAGCAACGGCTACATCTGAGAGCTATCCCCATCTCCAAAAAGGCGCCATGCTTGATTTTCAAAACATAATGAAAGATAGAAACTATTGGCGTGATGATCTGTGGCACGATACCAAACACGTCTACACGTTTGAGACCGGTAACAAGCTAGAGTTCTCAACATTCGATACCTATTCAAAAGCTCATGGTTCACGTCGTGACGTCCTGTTCTTAAACGAAGGAAATAACATGCCATATAACATTGTCGATCAGCTTATGGTACGTACACGTGAGACAGTATGGATTGATTGGAATCCAACAGCGACGTTCTGGTTCTATGAAGACTTACTTGGTAGACGAGATGACATTGACTTTATAACACTTACCTATAAGGATAATGAGGCACTAGACGAAACAACCATTAAAGAGATCGAGTCACATAAATACAACCGAGCATGGTGGCAAGTATATGGTTTAGGGGAACTCGGAGAGCTTGAAGGACGTATTTACACGGGCTGGCAGATACTAGACTACGTTCCAGAGGAGGCACGGCTCGAGAAATATGGGCTTGATTTTGGTTATAGTGTTGATCCGACAGCATCAGATGCAATTTATAAATGGAATGATTCTATAGTGATTGATGAGATTATCCATCAAAAAGGATTAAGTAACCGACAGATAGCTGAATTATTTATTAATCTTCCAAGAGCTTCAGTCATTGCCGACAGCGCAGAACCTAAGTCGATTGATGAGATAGCAAGCTTTGGTGTGCCGATATTCCCAAGTACGAAAGGCCCGGATTCAGTAAGACAAGGTATCCAAGTAGTTCAAGCGGAGAAAATATTCATCACTAAAAGATCAGTTAATACATTGAAAGAATACCGGAACTACTTATGGAAAGTAGATAGAGAAGGTAAAACAACCAATGAGCCAAGTGACATTTGGAATCATCACATGGACGACATTCGATATGCAATATCATCAGGTAAAGGAACCGTTAAGTGGGAACCTACTGATCCAGGTGGTGTCGCTCCATACATCGAGGGTATCGGCTGATACTTGCCATAAAGTAAAACTCTTGTATAAGCTTCAGATATGGATACTATTGTGCCCGAGAACCTTGAACTTCAAATGCTGGTGAATAATAAGCAGACAGGGTTCAAGTACCGTGAAAGACGTGAGGAAGATTGGCGTGAGAACTACGAACTCTATCGAGATAAAGTAACGATCAATCGTTTGACACAGCGCCAGTCGGTCAACCTTCCGTTAATGAAAACAACTCTTCGAACGCTTCTTAAAGACATTGACGACATGCCTGTCATTCAGTTTGAGAACCTCGACAATGATAAGCAGTCTGAAGTGTTTCAAAATGAGTACTGGAAGTGGACGCTTGAACAGAACAATGCCGAATTACAAGATATAGTAGATAAGAAGCAAGACTTCTTCTTTGGCCGAACATTCGACTCATGGCAAATAGAAGATGGCCGAATTATATTCGACATTGAAGACCCGGAGGATATCCTCGTTGATAGGTTTATGAATCCTTACAACTTGGACTCCTCCAGGTTTTTAATTCATACCCACATATTCAAGCCCCTCTCAAGTCTTAAAACTAACCCTGACTACGACCAAAAAGAAGTCAAGAAACTAGAAGATTTCTTTAAGTCACAACTAGGCATTATAAAGGCTAAAGATAATGAAAACTCTCTCCAGTTGAAGAATAAGAAGTTAGCCGATATGGGAGTAACTGATCTTGAAGACCCTGTACTTGGCGAAACATACGTTGAACTTACCATTCATCATGTTTTCCGTGAGGGTGAGAAAGTAGACGGCAAGGTTGTACCAGATCAGATATTTGTGTTTGTAGAGGCTGAGGATCAAACGATCTTGATGAAAAAGCCTCAAGAGAAGATCATTGGCACTACAAAGGATAATTACTGGAGAAGTCATTTCAGATACAACACATGGGGGGATGATATAGATAAGCAGGATTTCTGGACAGATGGTATCGCTGATATAGTACGGGTTCCTAATAAAGTTCTTAATTCCTGGTTTAGTCAATTGGTCGAGAACAGAACATTGCGTAACTTCGGTATGCATTACTATGATTCGTCACTCAAAGCAGATGGTTTCATTCCCTCTACATTCAATCCTGTTCCTTGGGGTTGGTATCCAGTGCCCGGTAAACCATCTGACGTACTACAAAAGGTAGATATTCCCGATCTATCAGAGTCATTGGACGAAATGCAATATATTACTGACTTTGTACAGAACGCTACGGCTTCAACTGATACTCAACAGGGTAATGTATCAGCTAACCAGCGTACACTTGGTGAAGTACAACTAGCACAAGGTGAAGCGAAAGCTAGAACACAGGGCATGTCTAAGTTTTATACAAATGTATGGAAACAGAGAGCTACTAAGTTCTTAAAGCTCATTGAGGCAGCCTCGGATAAACTTGATGCCGTAAAGATTTATAAAGAGGGTAGAAATACAACTGATATATATGAACGTGAGATAAGCCCTAAGGATTGGATGACAAAAGCAGGATACAGAGTCAAGGTATGGAGCCAAGATGAGAAGAAAACTAAGGATATGGATTCACTTAACAATATTGTAACTGCACTCAATTTTATGCCGGGTAATATAAAGCTATTGGAAGTTATACAAAGAAAGTCACTTGAACTAGCAGACCTTAAACCCGATGAGGTAACTTCAATAATGGAATATGAACGAGAGAGACTACAGATTATGGAAAGTAGTATGATGGCTCCGCCACCGGGACAACCAATACAACAACCTCAAACAGCTCAACTTAAAAAACCAGCCCAGCAACCGAAGAAAAGTAATGGTAACGCCAACGTGGTTAATAGGCTTAAAGGCCTCCGTTCACAACTACAATAAATGAAATGGATAAAAAAAATCAAATCATCATTGA